AGACCATATTTTATCTTCATAAATCAGATGTCCAAGTCCTGATTTTCTTAACGATTCTAAGTCGAATGAAGAATATGATAAATTTTTTAGTTCCATTATATAATCACCTCCCTATATCTATAGTATGTCAGAATTCGTGAGCCCCGATGGACAACTTCGGTTACTCATTGAGGTATCACACAAATTAATTGTTTTAATCCCCAGCCGGTATTTCTTCTGGCAGGCCTTAATCATGTCAGTGGGGGATACCGTTTCTCTGCCAACCACTGGCGTTACACGAATTTTACAATTTATCCCATAACCTAAAGAGGTAGGGGAATTGGAGTGATATATATCACTTCCCAATAGTTCATTTCCTTTTCTCTATATCCAGCGATAAAAGCTACTTTATTTTTTCCCACCTGAACATTCATCCTGTTCATATAAGAATACATCCCTTTAGCAAATGCACTCGGAGTTTTATATTTACTTATATTCGCATTAACCCAGTCTTCCAAATACACTCGTATTCTATTATGTTTTCCTGCATCAAATTCATTTGTTCCAAATGTAACCATAACAAAATTTTCCGTTTTAAAAATCTTCTGCAGCTTTCCCCGTTTCTTATCCCATTTCATTTTTCCATTTGAAAGAATAGGAGGAAACCAAAGGATACGTTCCATCAGAGTCATGAATAAATAATTCTTGTTCTTCTATAAAATCAATCGGCGTTGGACTGATTCCAATTGCCTCACTCTCTCCTGTATACAGTATCATTTTCGCTATCCTTTCTATTGTTTTCCAAATTGATTACCTATTTTTCATCCTTATATCAATAAGGTGATTATAGGTTTCTTTCCGAAATGTTTGTGCTGATTTTCCAAAAATCTCATTATATGCCCGATTTTCTCTTTTTGTATTTCTGACCATATCACATAGTTTATCTCTCCTTTGTACGCTTTCTTTATACTTCTGTATCTCAAAAAATTTATCTCCGTACACATTCTCTAATTCAAGATAGATTTTGAATAAATATGTGTATTCTTTGGGTTGCAAGTAATTCGCGACTTCCTTTTTATTTAAGATGTTATGAATCATTTTAAGACGTTCTAAAGCACCTTTATAATTCTTATTTCTTATGTCGTGTACAGCCAATTCATAAATCACTCTATATTCAAAGTTATTTAATCGCAAAGACCAAGTATAGAGTTCTACAGCTTTGCTCATTTTCCTTGATTTTTCGTAATATTTTCCTATCACATAGTATGAATAACTGGCATAAGGTTTTTCATACAACTGTTCGAGTGCAATCTTATAATACGCACCTGCATCTTTTCTTATATCTCTATCTAACTCCGCTGTGATACCTCCCCGAACGACTAGCGTCGGACGGGGCTTCCCAACTTTTAGAGCCGGGAGTTCCATTATCTACCGATGCAGCCTGAACTTAGTCCATCTCTCCGCAGAAAGAGAAACCACATCCAGGCCAACGGTAGACAGGTGCGGGGGCATCGCCGCCACGGACAGGAACTTTTGCCTTTTCCGTGACACCAGGTCCTTGACAGACTCTGGATCTTATTAACAGTTCCAATCTATAACTCAGGCCGCCACTGGCAGACCGTTGTTCACAAATTCCCGTAGCGTACTTAAGGTACGTAGCGGTGTGGAAGGAAATCCGGTTACTCCCTTCTTCTGATACTCCCTTAAGAAAAACCTGGCACCGATGTTCTGTGCTGCTGACAGGTCGCAGTTATAGATCTTTCCATTCTGAAATGTACACAGACTGTAGTTATATACTTTCTTTCCATGTTCAAAATGGTAGATGCTGTGCCGGTCTACCATCCCGGAGCCATCAAAGGCGTATTTAGAAGTTCCCCATGCACAGACACGGGAGAGCCTCATTCCCAGACGGTGTGCCTGTAATTCTACTCTTTTTTGCACGTCATTCTTTCTCCATAAGTGAATCCTTTCACGGAACTTCTTGCCCCGGATCTTCCCTTGGGAATCCAGATACTCAAATACGATACAGTCCACGCTGTATAAGACAGCGACTTCTATCAGTTTTCTGGCTGTTTCGATCGACAGGGCACGGTTGGCGTTCCGTATCCACCGGTAAACACACTGGCTTTTCTTCCCTGCCTGCTGATACATACGCTTCCGGTTGATCCTATGATTAAGACGGTCTTCTTCACATGGAAGGTGGATCACACCTTTTGCATGGACAGTACCGTCTGCTTTCATGATACACCAGGAGGCTGCGGCATTGATCCCCAGATCTACAGCAAGTATCCGGTAAGCAAGCTTATCTTTATCCTGTACGAGTTCCTGCATCTCCTTGAATGAAAAACGGATCTGGTATCTTCCATGGACTTTATCTACCACGGGAGAGAGCATCTTCCTTGTCTTGCACAGATGCATCAGATATCCTGCGTCAGAAGCACTGATCTCGAAATAATACCAGTCCCAGGTCTTTCCGTTATATAGTTTTAATCCGATCTGCCCCTCTGCCAGATTGGACATCTTCCGTTCCTGGTCGTAGAAAGTCAGCTCATATCGTGAAGGAAATCCTATCTTAGGTTCCACTCCCCGTACTGCGGGGGACAGAGCTTCCCAGTTCGCATGGTTGGAACGATACGACTTTACCATCCCGATCGCATCTGCGATCAGGGCTCTTCTCATATATGCTGGCATGTTTGGAAAGCGGATATCAAACTCTGGATATTTTGGAGCTTCTTTCTTACTCCCATGGAGCAGGATATCAAATGCCCGCCTGCGCTCCTGTGCTTTTACATGATCCCATTCTTTTAAGGCAACATCGACACAGAACCGTAACGCTTCAAGACAGATCTCTGCCGTCTGCTGCATTGATCTGTCATCGACTCTGCGTTTTCTGGAGATGTTCAGTTTCTTTGTTTTCCTGTCTGGCACCGCATCCAGCTGGTGTTTGATCTTTACCGTATAACAGGTATGGATCTCCATCTTTTTCGTATCTTTTGCTGCCATGGATTCTCCTTTCCATATATCTCATTTGACATATTGATTCTTTTTATATTATACTATATAATAGTACCAAACACAAGTACGATTTACAATTATCTGGAGGGTATTTTTATGAAAGAGTATATCAGGACAAGACATTCCGTTTACCTGCTCACCTACCACATGGTCTTTGTCACAAAATGGAGAAAACCCGTGATCACAGATGAGATCGGGGATTTTATGGTCGCAACAGCAAAACGCTTATGCGATGGCTACGGTGGAGAACTGATCTCCGGAGAGACAGACAGAGACCACATCCATCTTCTTGTGTCCCTGCCACCATCTAAGAACATCACTGATATTGTCCGCAGCTTAAAGACACAGCTTTCCAAAGAGGTTCATGCACACCCGGAATACGATCGGATAGTAAAAAAACACATCTATGGAAATGCCCCGCTTTGGTCGCCTTCGTATTTTGTGGCAACAACGGGTTCCGTTTCTATGGATGTTGTAAAGCAATATATCGAGGGACAGCGCACCGATGAACATAAACGCAAATATGAAAAGCGTTCACTCGATTACTGGAATTCCCGGCTCTAAAAAAAAGAGACTCCCGAAAAATTCGGGAGTTTTTCTCTTAGTCTCCGACAGCCATACTCTCGGTTTCCCGAACCCCGAGCGACTTCGTCGGTCTGAGGTTTGCCGTATGGATATTTATCATAAGTAAAAAAAATGGTATCTTTATCAATTCGTACATATATTTGAATAAAATCATTTGCACTATTAAGAAAAGGTGTCGTTATTTCATAATATTCTCCTATTTTCTCAAAAGTTATTTCCTTTTTCAACCAATGTATATAATCATCTATTAATTGCTTAATCTCCATAAGCAAACCTCCTACATGATTTCATATTGACGAATCCAATTCTTTCTCTGCAGTCTTCCTTCTTCTGAATACATCCCAATTATATCTCTGGCATGATATCTTTTGCAAGATCGATAAGCCACTGCTTTCGATATTTCGTTTTTTCTATCAAAGCGGGAAAGCAGAATTCATTAATCTCAAGGTCTGATCCAAACAGTTCTTTTAATGGAAAGATATTATTATTTAAAAATATATTAAAGTGTAGTGTCTCTTTAACTTCGTCAGAGATTACCTGTCGTTTATGCAAGATAGATACAAAATTCAAATTTAAAAATTTATTAGCCTTATCCACTTTTACATATCCGTTGTGTTTTCCAGATGTTAAGCATACATCTTTTCGTTCGGACAAGAAGATTTGTAAAGCAGACCCGTCTTTTACTTCCAGCCCATAACATGGGCGGGGACGCAAAAAATAAAGCAGCATCCATGGAATATTATATAGGGTAGCCCAGTAATACATATGTCCTTCTGCCGAAAGGTAATCTTCCAATATTCTTCGGGCCATTCTTTCCCCTACATATATACCCGTTTCCTGCTGTATGATATAGACTGCCAGATCAAAATAATCTCGTACCGCATTGTATATATTTCGTTCATAATCAGTTAATTCTTTCTTCTGGGATTCTTTTGTCACTTCACGCGAGTTAGAACTATAAGGGCAAAAGCGATATGCTGTCTCATTGTATGGAGCAAAAGAAAGACTGCGGCTATAATGTTTTCCATAAGGTCGGTCTGTATTCTCTAATTTTTTATATAATCCAATAAGCTGTATCGGGTTATCACAGGCCGGACAAACCCCAAAATCACGGGGAACTCCGTCTTTACCCACTTTATGATAAGGTTCCTGTTTTAGTGTCAGTTTTTCAAAATTTTCCGCATTGATTTCATATGGGTTACTTACCCCTGTGCGTAGCTTAAATTTTCTCATTTCTCATCTTCCGGAACGTCAACATATGTCTCGAGTCTTGGATAAACTTCACTCATTTTCCACCACCATTCCTGTGGCAGTTCCGGTACCTCCCCCTGTTCTTCTGCAAATTTGAGGCATTCTAAAATATCCCCTAACCCTATTGTAAATTCATTCGTTTCGTTTTTCAATAGGAAGAAAAGATACTCCTCTCTGTCAACATCCATATCTTTAACCACATCTCCCGTGGGTACTGCTATTTTTTCCATTACATATCCATCCTTTCTGTAATATTTTCTTATTAATATGCTTTCTTTTCCATATAAAAAAGACCCACATCCGAAGATGTGAGTCTCATTTCTCATTGTTCCGGCTCATTCCATGATTGTTGTGGAGGCTGCAGATTGTAAATCTGTTGTTTCATCCACTCCTTTTTTCACACCTATATTTCTTTAAATAATCACTTTGCTCTTTAAGTATTGCTTTGTACTCTGTAAGTATGTTATAAAATGTCGCCTTTTTTAATCCACTCTGCTTTATAAACTCTTTCGAAGTAATCTTCTTATTTTCCCATTCTTCATATAATTCATCCCATCCATCCGGAAAAGCTATTTTATTTCTACCAGAATTATTTCGTTTATTACGTGGAATCTCTACAATATTCTTATGTGTATTTAATATCGACTGTAACAGAGTTGTCAATACGGCTTTATTCATAGGCTGTATCATGCCATATTCATAAGTCGTAGAGTACTTGCAAATGAATAAACATACATTGTGAGAAATGAACCAGTTCAATCTATTCAAGATATCTTCTGTTGTAAGACCCAGCGAAGACAAGTCCGATACGGCCACTACCGTTGTAGCTGTATCAATTTCTAAGAGTAATTGTTCTAATCCTCGATAGGACCTTCTATTTTCAGAAAGGATCTGGACATCATCTGCTTCCTGCGCATACAGGCTCATTATTTCATCAAATACGGAAATATCCTCTATTGTTTTATGATATATAGATAATTTCATTTAAATCCCTCATTTGTTCTTGAAAAAAGAAAGAATATGATTCTTTTTTAACTTAAAACCAAGTCTATCTTCCAACTCTTTACGATTCATCGAGATAAAACAAGAACCATCTCGCATCTGACTTGATTTTGCTCTCATTTCTGCCGGTAGTGTGTTTTCCCATGACTTAAACTTCTTTATAGCATCTGCACCGCCAGCTTCAATCTTTACAGTATCCCGTCCGATCACAAAGGCACCTGGGTTCTCCTCATATTCTTTTCTAATTGACCGGATCGTGTTTTCTGCGATATAATTTGCCCCATAGTAGTCCTTGTTCCATTCCAGTTCTCTCATATAACTAGGGATATTATATCCATTCTCTTTAAATATCTCAATTAAAATCTTAGATGAAATATTTACAAGGTCTGGATACCACATATCATTTGTTTCCTGCGGCTTTTTTTCATCAATAAATTCTATCAAATTTGTTACAGCAGTCATCATCCGTCCAAGATATTCCCGGTACAATGCCGTTCCTATTCGACTGAGGATTGTATTGCTTGCAGTACGAAGTCCATTTTGATCAACAGTACTTGGTAAAGAAGCGTTAACTCTGAAAAATACCATACGTTTTCTGACCTTTTCATCTGGCTCTTTCAAATCATTCCCTGCCATGACAATAACAGGCATTGACTCTGGATTTACTTTTTCACAAGCTGACTCGTCTTTGATTAAGCTTGTGATTCGTGTAAAAGAAGCAGCGTTTATCTCATCCACAAAATGAGGAAAACCCTTGCAGTATTTAAGAATATCCCTTAAATTGTCCAGCCTTGTACTTTCATTGTTCCCGGCAAGATGTGTCTTTCCTGTCATCATCTTCAAAATAAAATTAGTCATAAAAGTCTTTCCTGAATTAGCGGTTTCAGATGTCTCTAACGCAAACATTGGTAAACTCATTGTACCAATACCACGTAAAAACATATCGAAACGCAATTTTGCATGAAATGGAGATTCGAAGATGAAGTTCATAAACTTGAAATGCGTTGCCTGCAAATCGCCTGTTTCATCGACAAACATCTCGAAATTTTGAAATACTTGCATCAACTCATCAATATCTTTGCGTACATCTTCTACAGACGGATGTAAATCCAGTTCTGTCCCATCCATAAAAGCCTTTTGCTCATTCCAATCGAAAGTTAGCTCTGGATAAAACCGTTTCTGTACCGAAACGCTTATTCTTCGTTTATTATTAAGTTTCTTCAATCCCATCTCGACTTTTTTAATGACTTTAGGTTTTAATTCGATCACTCCGCCTTTATTTTGTGCCCCACACCCATTAAAAATTTCTTTATAATCTTCTTTAATACGAGTATGATCAATCATATATTTTACAATCTCAAGATTCACAGGTTCAGAAGACGTTTGCACAACGGTTACCTTATCTGTTTCCTTCGCTCTCTTAATCATAGGATTTCCCTCTATATAATCTTCGCTTTTCTTCCCAGATATCATTGTATATGGGACATCACTTGCCATTAGCCAGGCAGTCTCAAAATCTTTTTCGTACTCCTCATAGCAAAATGGAGTATCATCATACTCATAATGTTCCATATGTTCTCCATTCCAGGCTCTTCCTGACATATTCGCAGAAGCTTTAATAACCCTTGTCCGCCCATCATCCGATTTCAAGAGATAAATTTTTCGATGATCAAGGATATAATTGGATGTTCTCAGATTCAAATCCCCCTTTGCAATCATTTCGACTAAATGCTTTTTTGATTTTACAGCTTGTATCGCTTCATAATTATTGGCTGCTACTTCTAGCAAATCATTCAATTTACCATCTTTTTGTGCCATGTAATCTGCTCCGAGTATAATCTCACCATATTTGAAAAATTGCATTAAATGATCCATAAAGTTAATATCATAAGAAAATGTAATAACTTTAATAGAATCGAATTCACTAAACAAATCATCTGCATTTAGATATTCAACATTTACGAGTTCAGATTTAAAAACTTTCAATTTATTTATTTTAATAGTATCTTTATTATCCGCTCCTTTTCCTCCATCAATCACTTGAAAATCCTGTTCTTTAACGGTGTTTTTAGTGTCACCCATACATAATTCCCCCTTTACATTGTAGATAACCTTTTATTTCTGAATTTAGAATAACAAATGTCTAAAAATAAATCAATATTTTTAGACATTTATAGAAGTAAGAAAATCAAAAAACTCACACTTCTCGGGATGTGAATTTCTAGAATTTATCAAGAATTCCCTTATTTTTAATCAAACTATTATTCTCATATTTTGTACATCTAACATTCGTATGTTTTTCTTTATTGTTTTAATCCCTAGCCGGTATTCCCCTTCCTAAAACAGATATTTCATATATATCATTTTTTTAAAAGAAAAGGCTCTCATTTGGAAATGGGAGTCTTTTTTAGGGTTTCATATTTTTTAAAAAAATTCTTTTGTTCCTCGATATTAATTTATGCCACCCACTTTCTACTAGCTTACAGTTGCATATTTTTTTCTTCTTAATAATTCTCTCGCTGCATCAACTTTCATGTCAGCCAATGAAAGAACTGCATTTCCATTTTCTTCAGGTTTTAATCCCTTTCGTGAACATTTCCACGATAATTCATTATGAGAAAGTGAACTTAATTTCCACGATGAAAATTTGTTATACCTCGAATAAACTGACTCAATTAATTCTTTTGCTCTTTCACAAAGTTGACCTTTCACATTGGAAAACAGCTGACCATTCAGATAGAAACTTCTTACTTCCAGTAATACTGGTCCGTATTTCCATCCTCGAAATTTTGCATTAAAAAGGACATTTTTATCATACATAAGAGATTCTCGCTGAACAAGATACATCATTTTATGCATTCTCATTTGACCCATATCTAAGCCATTTTCGTCTTGATAAAGCCCATTAAAATATTTTGCAACCAATAAAGTATTTTCCATAAGAATTCTCCTTTCATTTTTTTATCTTTACATATATGCGAAGAACTTGTCTTAGTAACACTCTCATCCGTATCTTTTAATTCCATTGCATGTGTTTTTATTGGTAGAATAATACCGATAAACAGTACCAACAATGGAATCAACCATCGTTTTTCCTCATCCTCATAAATTAATCCTCCTTGTTTTATATTTATAACAATAGTATATCATAAAAATGCTTTTTGTTATTTTTCTGTATAAACCATTTTTATCTTATCATCCAATTTTCTTCCTTATATTAGTATGATGGAATGAGCAAAATTCAATTATTCATATTATCAAGCTTTAAGCAGAAAACCGCGGTCAACTTCGCTTGCTCGCCGGTGTATCACCACCATTTTCTTTATACTCTACAAATATGCTGGCATTAATTTTGTGTAATAAAACATACATATATGTGTGTAATAATTTCACAGATATATGAGTGTAATTATATCACAACTATATCTGTGATAAGAAAACACTCATGTATCTGTGGAGTTAAAGCACACATCTTATGCTTACTATCATGGAATCGGATTCTTTTCATAAAAAAAGACTCACATCCGAAGATGTAAGCCTCATTTATTTTTTATCGTTCTGGCTCATCCCATGATTGTTGTGGATGCTGTAGGTTGTAGATCTGCTGTTTTAACTGTTGATTCTCTCGTTGGGATTGGGC